AACGCGCATCATCTGATATTGTAGTAGCCAATAATGACAAAGAACTGGTAAAAGTTAACTATTCAGACTTGGTAGCCAAACAAACTCAAGGCGCGGATTTTCTATTTAATCTCATTAAATCTGACATTGAACGTTTGATATTAAAAGAGGTCAAATCGCAAATAGAACTAGAACTAGATTATTCTATTTCAGACCTTGGGGATCGCATTGATAGCCTTGAAACGGATGTAAGCGATTTAAACAGCAAAGAAGCGGATGAAGATCAGATCAAGGACACCGTGAAAGAGATGATCAGAGACGGCGATATTACGGTTAATATTGATCATATGTAATAGCTGGATACCATAACCAACCAACCGAGGCCTGCCATTGTGCAGGCCTTTTTTATTGCGCAGAGATAAACAGTTAAACAAACCGGCCCAAGGGCCGAGGCCTATGGCCCAAACCTACCGGCTCGCGTATCGTGGGCACTGGATCAAGGTCAGCGGGCACCAGTTATAGGACCGTGGCCCGTGTTAATTAAACCACCGGCAACGTTTAAAAATGTTAGAACGGGGAGCCATGAATTAAAATCCCAGTAAATTGTCCAATGAAAAAAACCGTAAAAAACGGCTCGGGTCCCTTCCATATCGGGTCAAAATCCCTGATTTACGCAGAAAAACCGAAAAAATCGCGCCGCGGCCCTCGGGCTTTCCTGTCGGGGGCTAGGGCCATGTTTCTCACAAATATTCATTAGTTATTTGCAACGAGCGTTAACTGTCCTATAATAGCCCTTAATATCGCATATGTTTCACGTGAAACAATTCATAAAAATTAACTAGGGTCCCCCATGAACGTAGCTCAAAATAATATGTTAGAAGACAAAAAATTAAAATTAGAATTACGTCTTGCGCAGATCATGAAGAACGAGAAATGCCAAAATGATTTTTTAGTTTTTGTTAAAACTGTTTGGCCTGACTTCATCGCGGGCCGTCATCATAAGATCATTGCGGAAAAGCTAGAGCGCGTGGCCCGTGGGGAGTTGAAGCGTTTGATCATCAACATGGCACCGCGGCACACGAAGAGTGAGTTTGCGTCTTATTTGTTTCCTGCGTGGATGATGGGCCGTAATCCGAAAATGAAGATCATTCAAGCGACACACACGACGGAGTTGGCGGTAAACTTTGGTCGTAAGACAAAGAACTTGATTGAGAGTGATGATTACAAGGACGTGTTTCCGGGAGTTCAGTTGGCGGCAGACAGTAAGGCCTCTGGGCGGTGGGACACGAGCAGTGGTGGAATGTATTACGCGGTTGGTGTTGGTTCCAACTTAGCGGGACGTGGGGGTGATTTAATTATTATTGACGATCCTCACTCGGAGCAGACGGCGATGTCTAACAACGGTTTTGATGATGCGTGGGATTGGTATACTGGTGGTCCTCGACAGCGTTTACAGCCCGGTGGTTCTATTGTTTTGGTTCAAACTCGGTGGTCAGAGAAGGATATGACGGGGCAATTGATGCGGGCTCAAGCCAAGGATGCGTCTGCGGATCAGTGGGAAGTGGTTGAATTACCTGCAATATTTGAGGATGGCACGTCTTGTTGGCCGGAGTATTGGAGTTTGGAAGATTTGACCGCGGTCCGCTCATCTATCCCTCCGAGCAAATGGAATGCGCAGTATCAGCAAAATCCTACGGGTGAAGAGAATGCGATTATTAAGCGTGAGTGGTGGAAGTTGTGGGAAAAAGACAGGGTCCCCCAGCTAGAATATGTCATACAGAGTTATGATACTGCTTTTAGTAAGAAAGAGACTGCTGATTATTCTGCGATCACGACATGGGGGGTATTTTATCCAAATGAAGGTGGTTCAGGGCCTAATTTAATTTTGTTAGATGTTAAGAAGGGGCGGTGGGATTTTCCTGAATTGAAGCAAGAGGCCTTAGAAAGTTTTAATTTTTGGGACCCTGACACGGTAATTATTGAGGCGAAGGCGAGTGGGTTGCCTTTGACGCAAGAACTACGGAACATGGGCATTCCTGTTGTTAATTTTACACCGAGCCGCGGAAATGATAAGGTGACGAGAGCGCATAGTATTGCGCCGTTGTTTGAGGCAGGTATGGTTTGGGCCCCCGACGAGATGTGGGCGGATGAGTTGATTGAAGAGGTTGCGGCGTTTCCAAATGGAGAGCATGATGATTTGGTTGATAGTATGACACAGGCTCTTATGCGCTATCGTCAAGGGAATTTTGTACAATTGCCAACAGATGACTGGGAAGATGAAGAAAACTCTGCTAGAGTGCGATTGTACTATTGAGGATTATTAAGAATGTCGGACGCTGAAAAAGGTTTAGGGGCTATATTTAAGGACATGTTGCCGTTCAACGATCCCGAAGGTGACTTCCCTGTGCCGATAAACGCGGCCCAACAATCTTTTATATCTAGTTCGGGGCGTATAGATTCTGAAGGTCGAGATACTTTTTATCCCGAAGGGACCCCTACGTTTTTTCAGAGGCTGGCTAACGAGTATGATTATCCGGTAGATATTATGCCTGAAAGTGGGATGATCGGTATTGACCCGCTATACGGGAGTACGCGATTAGATCGGCCACGTTCAGACTTACCTAACCCCCAAGAGCTTCGTGACACGCGAGGTCATATGCTTGCTTCGGCTTTGTTGGCAAAGCAGTACGGGCCGGAGACCGCGCTCAAAGCGGGTAATTTAAGAGAGATGTTCACAAACAAGTTACATGCTGCTATGGATAAGAGAAACAATGCTGTTGGCATTAACTTATTCAAGGCCGCGGGTATTAATGCGACCCCTATGGAACTCGCGCAGTCTGTGGACGCTGCAATATTTGAGCAGTTGGATTTAATTTTGGGCCGGGGCCCGGAAGAACGCAAAAGGCGCAGTTCTTCAGAAGCTACGGTCCCTGACGTTTATTTTCCGAGAGATGACGAAGGTCGTCTTATTTCGGATCATTAGGAGAGACTATGGCTGAAGAACCGATAAATGGATACCAAAGTAGTTTAATGGACAATAACGTCCCTTCACAAATTGATGAAGACGTGTTGAAGGCGGAGATGGAGATTGAACTTCCAGATTCGCAAAACGACGTCATGGCAATGATTGAAGTGGAAAACGTTGGTGATATAGAAATCAATGAGACGGACGACGGGGGTGTTGAGGTTGATTTTGATCCGCAAGACCAGCGCGGCGTGGATGACGATTTTTATGCCAACTTAGCAGAAGAGATGCCCGAGCGCGAACTACAACGCATTGCCGGTGAACTTCTTGGTGAATACGATGCGAACAAAGCCAGTCGTCAGGATTGGGAAGACGCATACTCTAGCGGTTTGGAACTTCTAGGGTTTAATTACGAGGAGCGGGCACAACCTTTCCGTGGGTCCTCTGGCGTGACACATCCTCTACTTGCCGAAGCGGCAACACAATTTCAGGCCCAAGCATTTAATGAGCTACTCCCTGCTAGTGGGCCGGTTCGTACTGTCGTTATGGGCGAAGAGACGCGAGCAAAGTCTGCTCAATCGCAACGCGTTAGACAATTTATGAATTTTTATATCACAAGCGTTATGGAGGATTATACTCCTGACATGGACCAGATGTTGTTCTATTTGCCGCTTGCTGGGTCTACTTTCAAGAAAACATATTATGATGAGGCTATGGGTCGTGCGGTCAGTAAGTTTGTACCGGCAGAGAACTTGGTTGTTCCCTATGAGACCGCGGACCTCGAAACATGTCCTAATATCACACAAGTTGTGAGAATGTCTTTAAACGATCTGCGCAAGCGTCAGATTGCAGGCATTTACTTGGATGATGTGGATGTTATTCCGTCACAACGCGAAGTTACAGGTGTTGGCGGAGAAATTGATCGGATCGACGGCGTAGAGCCGGGAACCATTGATTATGACTGTACTATTCTTGAATGCCATGTTGATTTAGATTTGGAAGGATATGAAGACGTAGACGATGACGGGGAGCCTACAGGCATCCGTATTCCTTACATTGTTACTCTTTCTATGGACAATGGGCAGGTTTTATCTGTTCGTCGTAACTGGAACGAGGAGGACGAGCGTCGCAAGAAAATACAATACTTTACGCACTACAAGTTCTTACCCGGCTTTGGTTTTTACGGCCTTGGCTTAATACACACTATAGGCGGTTTGTCACGAACCGCCACTTCGGCACTGCGACAGTTGATCGACGCCGGTACGTTGTCCAATCTCCCTGCGGGTTTCAAGGCCCGCGGACTACGCATCAGAGACGACGATGATCCGTTGCAGCCCGGTGAGTTCCGCGATGTGGACGCTCCCGGGGGCGCTATTCGTGACAGCCTTATGCCGTTGCCTTTCAAGGGGCCCGACCAAACACTATTTCAGTTGTTAGGTTTTGTGGTCCAAGCTGGTCAGCGGTTTGCGACAATCACTGACTTAAAAGTGGGTGATGGTAATCAGCAAGCGGCTGTAGGCACAACTATGGCAATGATGGAACAGGGCTCGCGGGTCATGAGTGCTGTACATAAACGTTTGCACTACGCAATGCGTCAAGAGTTTAAGATTTTGGCTCGTGTTATGTCTGAAAGCTTACCTCAAGAGTATCCGTACTCCGTGGCTGGAGCGGACGCAACAATCATGCGTGAAGACTTTGATGATCGCGTAGACGTTGTTCCAGTAAGTAATCCTAACGTATTTAGTCAGTCACAACGCATCATGTTAGCACAAACTAAACTACAGTTGGCTACACAAGCTCCAGAAATACATAACCTGCATGAAGTGTATAGCGACATGTACGAAGCTCTAGGTGTAACCGATATTGATCGATTATTGAAATCAGTACCGGCAGATACGGAAGAACCGCTCGATCCAGCGCAAGAAAACATAAATGCACTGGACATGCTCCCGATGAAGGCGTTTGAAGGCCAAAATCATCAGGCGCACATAATGGGCCATTTAGTCTTCGGGTCAAGCCCTATTGTGAGTGGGTCCCCAATGATTGGAATCGCTTTACAAAAACACGTGATGGAACATGTACAGATCGCGGCCCGCGAACAAGCGGCCGTTGCTTATCTGCAACAGGTACAACAACAAGGCGGTCAGCCCGCAGATGCCGAGCAAATGTTAGAAGTCGAGAAGATGACGGCGCAATTTATTGCCGAAGGCTTACAGCAGTTGAAAGAGTTATCTGGTCAACTTTCTGGCGCAGGCGCTCCCGATCCATTGGTCAAACTCAAAGAAGCAGAGTTACAGCAAAAAGCGGCGTCCGATCAGGCAGACAATCAAATCGATCAAGCCAAGTTGCAGTTGGATGCACAGAACCAGCAGATGCGTGGCCAGCAATTCCAGCAACGTTTACAGTCACAAGAAGAGCAAACGGACAAACGTATCCAGTCTGCTATGCAACGTGAATTGCTTAAACAACAAGGTAATAGAGGGAATCCGCAGTAACCATGTTTAGATTATTACTGATCTCTATGTTTATTCTTATTAGCGGCCATGTAGCCGCTGATGATACAATTAGAACAGATACGAACAGTACCATAACTTCTGATGGTTCGATGGATACCACCATCAACAGTCCGCCGCCCTCGGCCATATCTCCACAGATTAGCGCAAGCAACTCTGATTTGTGTACTGTAGGTGTAGCGGGCGCAGTTCAAACTCAAATCCTTGGTATCTCAGCGGGTAGAACTGTACGAGATATGAACTGTGAAAAACTCAAAAACGCCAAAACCATGTACGATATGGGGATGAAAGTGGCAGCGGTATCCGTAATGTGTCAGGACGAAAGAGTGTTTGAAGCCATGCTCAACGCGGGGACGCCCTGTCCCAAGGATGGGTTGGTGGGCGATAAAGCTAGACTAGCGTGGGAAATGGAAGCTGTTAAGGAAACTATTGAGCGTGAACAAAACAATCCAATGAGGAAGATTTTCAATGAAAACGTTGAAACAAAAACAGGTCTTAGTGTTATTATTAGCACTTTGGCCTTCTTACTCTTCCTGTGATCCTTATAGTTATGGGGCAACGGGAAATGCCGCATCCACAGCATTAAGTTGGGGGATGGGTTCGGTGTTGCCGGATATTCCCGGTATAGACATAAACGGGCTCTTATATAGATACACTACAGTTAAAAGACCAGAAGATGATATGAAGGTCCACGTCGGCAACAAGAATGCTGACGGTAATGGCTACATATTTCGAGAGACAGACGATTGGTCTGGAGTCCCCGGAAATACAATTGTTAAGTCGTTTCCCCTTTCTAACATTCCGGCTACCAAATGGGGTGACGGTTCGATTGACATTGAAGGGAAGGGTTCGGTCAAAGATGCTGTGGTTATATATAACTATAGGATCGACGAGTGCTTTGAGCCCCAATCAAACCCAAACTGCCCGGGGTATGTAAAGCCGATGCCTGTTCTCCCTGTTATAGAAGTGTATAATGCGCTTGAAGATGATGCTGTTGTTGAAACGTTAGAAGCTGACGAGTTTCAATATGACGAAGACGGAGAATTAATTCTTTCTGAAGAAGAGGAAGAAGAAGAGACTAGAATTGAGATGGGTCTAACGGCGTCTGCCAACGCTTTGACCCTATTTAAGACACAAGGACAGGATGATATTATACTGGCTATTAACCAACAAACCAATATAGCTATGTATTATAACGCATCTATTAATGGAGGTGTGTATGCTGACGCCCCCGGTCTTGCTGACTCAGAAATATCTGACAACAAGAAAGCCTTGCGTAATAACCTAGCACAACAAATACTGCACGAACAGATGGTTGATATGCAGTACAACAATTGAGGTTTAATATGAAATATTCTATAGCAATACTTTCACTTTTTGCGTTTCCTGCATTAGCTAATGTTGAGATTACAGGTAGCGTGGAAGCTAAGTGCGTAATACAAACAACTAAGTCAGGTGCATACGGCAATCCAATTGCCAGTAAACTAAGCACAACTCCTGCCGACGGTGGTATATTACCTGTAATGAGGTATGATGTTTCAATCGCGGATGCTTACATAGCTAGTATAACACACCCCACATCTTTTAGCTCGTCCCCCTCGCTTACAGATACAGTAGCATGGACAGGTAGTACAAGCGTTACACAAACATCTGTTGCGGGTATGTCAGCCTACGAAGCCGCTAAGACAGTGGTTGGTAATACTACAAACTTTAACCTTACGCTGGCAGGTTCTACGTGGTTTAGCACTGCATCCAGTGCGACTTACGGTTCAGCTAAACCGCTACCGGGAGGCACTTACACTGCCGTCGTACAGGCTAGTTGCATTGCTAAGTAGGATAATCACGATAGGCTCGCTAGTTACTTTCGGTGCGTCTGCGCACGAAATGACGCCTGCTTATCCCGAAGTAAAAACAACTCATATTAAAAATGTAGTTAAAGTAGAAATGTCTCTCTTTAATTCTAGGGAGGAAATAAAGTATTATCAGATTGATTTGTTTGATTTAAACTGGATGAATATACCCTTTTCCACAACATACAGAATTATGAAAGTTGATTACAAAGAGCATAAATCTTTCGATGTTTATATAAGGAAAAGAGATATGCCTGAAGCTGTGTATCTATGCACAACGTCAAAAGTAAAAAAGACTAACCAGTCAAGAACTCTTATTTCTTCTAGGATATGCTCAAGGTTAGATGGTGAGCCTGCATGAGGTTAGTAGTAGCCCTTTGTTTATTAGCCAGTTCTGTTGTAGCAGACAGTAGTTCTCTTTCGCTTGCGTTACCAAACCCGCCAATGAACTACCAGTCGGACTCGTTTTCTACAGGCAATACGCGGTGCAGTAACGCTGTAGGTGGCGGTGTAAACTTAGAGTATGGCGTAACAGGGGTTCTTTCTGGTCTAAATACTGACAGCCGTGGAAAAGACATAGGTGTGTACGCACGTATTGTTATACCATTGGATAAACCCAAGGCGCGTATTAATTGCGATGATCTTTACCAAATAGAGTTAACTCAGCGTAGGTTAGAGATA